ATCGTACCTCTGACAGCTTTACGGCTGGTACTGCATCGGTACGCCTCATCGATGAGACAGGTTTATTTAACCCTGCTAATACATTAAGTCCACTATACGGAAAAATATTACCGATGCGTAAGATTAGATTTATAGGTACTTTTGGAGGACAAGAGTACGCATTAGGATCTATGTACGTACAGTCCTGGAAATACAGTAGCCCTACAGGATTCGATCCTGCCTTTGTAGATCTTAACTGCGTTGATGGTTTTCAATTATTAAACCTAGCGTCTATATCAACTGTTACAGGTGGGACAGCTGGTCAGACTACATCTCAGCGAATTACTAGCATCTTAGACGCCGCTGAGTGGCCTGGCGGTATGCGCTCTATATCTACGACTGCAGATACGACTGTACAGGCAGATACAGGCAGTACTAGAACAGCTCTATCAGCCTGTCAGACAGTAGAGGCTACAGATCTAGGAGCTTTTTATATCAACCAGCAAGGCTACGCCACCTTTAGATCTAGAGAGGACATAATTACAGCCTCTGGCGGTACAGCCACAGTGTTTAGCGATACTGGATTACCTGGCACTATTACCTATCAAAAGGTAGCTTTTGATTTATCAGATTTTGGACTTATTAATAGCTGCACTGTTACACGTACTGGCGGTACACCGCAGACGGTAAATAACGTAGACAGCATTGATACATTTTTTAAGCATAGTCGTAACCGTAGCTCCATAGCGCAGACCGATACAGATGCCTTAAATCAGGCGCTTATGATCGTAGCAAGTCGCCAGGAGGTAGGAGCAGACCTACGCCTGGAATCTTTAACCCTAGATGCATATGATGGTACTAGCCCAGACCGCGTTACTGCAGCTTTGGAGCTAGACGTCTATGATCCCATTACCGTAATACAGGTGCTGCAAGGTGGCAACGTAGAAAGCGATACGGTAATAACTGGCGTCGCTTATGACATTACCCCTAATTCTTTTAATACTACTTTTACCACCGCGCAACCGTTCGCGAGTGGGTTCGTGCTAGACTCTCTAGTAGATGGCCTACTAGATGAGGACTCGCTCGCTTATTAAGGAGAAAAATGGCTGCAGGTTTAGGATTTAAGAATTTTCAGACAGGAGAGGTACTTACCTCCGCGGACGTAAATGGCTATTTAATGCAAGGCGTCTTAGTTTTTGCTAGTGAAGCTGCTAGAGATGCTGCTATAACATCACCGCAAGAGGGACAGTTCGCATACACAAAAGATAATAATAGTCTCTGGTATTACACAGGCAGCGCGTGGGCAGCAAGTGGCGCAACAGGTGATATAGAGGGCATAACTACAGGCACAGACTCAGGGCTATCAGGCGGCGTTACTAGCGGTACAGCTGTACTCAGATTAAAACTACAGTTTGATGCAGAAACAGGCACTACTTATACCTTAGTAGCAGGCAACCTTAACCAGCTAGTAACACTTAATAACGCAAGCCCAATTACTTTAACTGTACCGCCTAGCGTTTTTAGCGCGGGTGATGTAATAAACATAGCTCAAATCGGAGCAGGCCAAGTAACGCTAGCGCAAGGCGCAGGTGTAACAATAACTAGCACAGGTGCAACCTCTAGCGCACCTAAATTACGAGCTCAACAAAGCGCGGCTAGCATTATTTGCACAGCATCAAATACGTTTTTGGTCGTAGGAGATATAGCATAATGAGTTTATTGGGCATTATTGCTAGCCAAAATTACCCACGCACTTTTACCGTAGATTTTTTAGTAATTGCAGGCGGCGGTGGCGGCGGTGACGGCGTTAACAGCCCAGACATAAGGGCAGGCGGTGGGGGTGGCGCAGGCGGCTATAGAAACTCTAGTGGAACTTCAGGCGCTAATTCATCTGCAGAAACCGCAATTTCTGCAAGCGCTGGAACTAATTACACAGTAACAGTAGGAGCAGGTGGGGCATTTGGTGGGTCAGGGGCTAAAGGTTCTAACGGTTCTAATAGCGTATTTTCCACTATTACTTCAACAGGTGGCGGCGGCGGCGGTAGTGGCACAGGGGGTTCAAGAAATGGAAATACTGGTGGCTCGGGCGGCGGTGGCGGTTCAGATGACGGAGTTGGTGGAAATGGAACTACAAATCAAGGGTTAGGCGGCGGCGGTGTTGCATCTCAAAAAGGCGGCGGTGGCGGTGGAGCAGGCGTAGCAGGTGGCACGGCTAGCGGTGCTGGCGGCGGTAAAGGTGGCAACGGCTTATCGTCTGATATAACAGGTTCAAGTGTAACGCGAGGCGGTGGCGGTGGCGGTGCGGCTGTTGATTTTGTAGGAGCGGCGGGAACTGGCGGCGGTGGAACTGGCGCTAATCCAACGACAGACGGCACGGCAGGTACGGCTAATACAGGCGGTGGCGGTGGCGGTGGATTTAGGGATGCTAGTCCAACTGTTCCAGGGGCAGGCGGTAGTGGTGTAGTAATTTTGCGCTATCCAGATACTAAAACTATTACAATAGGTGGAGGTTTAACAGGAACAGAAAGCGCGGCAAGTGGTGGATATAAGCGAGCTACGATTACCGCAGGCACAGGAAATGTAAGTTGGGCATAATGGCACATTACGCATTTTTAGATCAAAATAATGTAGTAACTGAGGTTATTACTGGCATAGATGAAAGTGAACTAATTGAAGGTTTAGATACAGAAACTTGGTATGGTAATTTTAGAGGCCAAGTATGTAAGCGCACTTCATACAATAACAATATACGCAAGCAATACGCAGGAATTGGTTATAGTTATGACCCAGTAGCAGATGTATTTATTGCGCCACAGCCTTTTGCTTCTTGGTTGCTTGATGCTGACCATAACTGGCAAGCGCCAACACCAAAACCTAAAGGCGATTCGTTTTGGGATGAGGAAAACCTCACCTGGGTTGAGTCCGAGTAGCACAATTCCTCAAGAATCAGCACTGTAACCATCTTAAGGTATAGTCCCTGTCTATGGTAGACGACATTTATCCCATAACTAGAACTATCGACGATCAAATAGACGACTTTGAGGCTGTAGGCTTATAGCTATGGAAAAAAGCGCTAACGGATGGCCTGCCTCTGCAGATGCAGAAGCGATTAACATCGTTCGTAAGCGCGTCCCTGGTACAGATCTAAAGCTACGTGTAGCTAAACCTGTAGCGCCTTTACTAATTGGTTTTGCTGCAGAATTTCATAAGCTAGTCGAGCCTATAGATGAAAGTAAAACCCTGGACGACTGGGGCTATTGCTATCGCAAGGTCAGAGGATCTAATACCGTAGTCTCTAATCACAGTAGCGGTACAGCTATAGATCTAAATGCTACTCAACATCCTCTAGCGGCTGTAGGTACTTTTAACGAGGAGCAAGTAAGGGTAATTAACCGTTTATGCCGTAAGTATGGTCTAAGATGGGGCGGTAATTATCGTAACCGTAAGGATGAGATGCATTTTGAGATAGCTCTAAATGCAGTGCAAGTCGAGACCTTGATAAGAGGTTTAGAAATGGAGACCGATGAAGGCGAACCAGAAAAAACAGATCAAGACAGCGCAAGAGGTGGCGGCTTCCTGGGCTCGCGCCGCGCTTAGCGCAGCTTTAGCTTATTACTTAGCTACTGGCGACGTAACGATAAAAGGTTTAACTAGCGCTGCGGCAGCTGCCGTATTACCGCCTCTTATGCGGTATCTAAATCCTAAGGATTCTTTAGGACGTGGATAGTCTTTTAATTCAGCTAGGCGTTATAGCGGCTGCGACCATATCAGGGGTAGCCGCTATATTCGCCTCACGTGCAGAAAAGAATAGCCGCCCAGTCTCTAACGGTTTTGCTGAGGAAGTGTTAGGCGATTTACGTGAGCTAAGGCGTATGCTTTTCACACATCTTAAAGACCACGATCGAGAGGGACAAAATGCAAAAAAGTGTATTCATTGTACCAACCAGGGGAAGGCCACAAAACGCAAAAAGGCTTCTTAAAGCCTGGAAAGATACTAAAGCTGTAGCAGACTTATATTTTGTTTGCGATATAGACGACTGGTCGTTACGCGATTATCAAGCGATAGACGACATAAATATAATAACTAATCACATAACCGCCGCTGGTATGGCTCAGCCTCTTAATATGGCTGCGATGCTTTTACTCGACGATACTAAATACGATCGGTATAGCTATTTTGGATTCTTAGGCGATGATCACTTACCACGTACTGATTTTTGGGATTACCTCTTAACATTACAGATACCAGGTAATAGAC